CTCTCCATTCTGGATGAAACGTTCGTAGAAAAGTTTTGAAATTTGGATTGAGTAGTCAAGTTTTCGGACACGATTATCCTCCGTACCTTTATTGTTCTTGAGAACAATGATGTCCTCTATTTCTTGGTGCCAGATTGGGAAGTGGACAGTTGCTGATCCACCTCGGATGCCATTCTGAGTACAACATCTGACAGTGCTTTCAAATTTTTTGAGGAATGGGACAACACCTGTGTGTTGAACTTCTCCATCTCGGATCTTACTGTTGATACCACGGATTCTGCCTGCGTTGATACCGATGCCTGCGCGTTGAGCGACATATCGGCCAATAGCCATATCGCTAGTAAAGATACTGTTGAGGGTGTCATCAACATCAACCAGAACACAACTTGCAAATTGCCGCAGTGGCGTTCGCACTCCTGCCATGACTGGCGTTGGGATGTTGATTCGGTGCTTGCTGATTGCGTTGTAGTATCTTCTGACATAATCTAATCTTCGGGAAGTATCATATTGCTTAAACAATGTAGCGGCAATGAGAATGTACATGAACTGTGGAGTTTCATATACCTCACCAGTGCTACGATCCTGCACTAGGTATTTATCCACTACCTGACGAAGACCAGCATAGGTAAAGATGTAATCACGCTCGTGATCAATAAACCCATCCATGATACCCCACTCTTCTTCGGTATACATTGCCTCCAGAGAGGGGTCGTAGATGCCCTTAGAAGCGCCCGAACGCAGTTGTTCTAGCAGAGTAGGTCTTTGTTCTGGATGCCCCTTGTAGACACTCTTACGAAGACCAAACAGAAGCAAGCGAGCAGCAACGAATTGATAGTTGGGAGCGTCAAGGCTAATCAGATCATTAGCAGAACGAACAAGAATCTCTTGAACATCTTTAGTTGCAATACCATCAAAGAACTGAAGGTTAGCATTCATCTCTACTTGAGATTCAGATACTCCCGCCAATCCTTTACATGCATGTTCAACCATGACATGTACTTTATCAAGATTGATTTTCTCTACAGTACCATCTCGTTTCTTTACTGAAAAACCGTTACTCATACTCGCTTCCAATTGTTAAGTGTTAATGTGGCGGATAAACCCTGATGTATGTTAGATTCTACCAGGTCTAGGACATTGTGTCCAGCATTTATCATTTCGTTTATGTCCTTTTCCTCAACTACATCTGGCCAGATTACAATTTTGTATCCTCTATCTATGACCTTGACCATTCGGGCAATAATTTCTGCGTTGCGTGGTTCATTATCATAAACAAAGACAACATTTCTATCACTACAGAAGGACCAATCAATGTCTGCTCCAACCATCGCAATTGAATTGTCTATGAATAGACTATCAAATGGTCCTTCTGTAATGTAGATTGTGGAATCTTTATCAGTGTCGTCAAGTCCAAAGATCTTGGGTTTACTATCGTCAAGAATGATAGTAATGTATCTCATCTTATCTTTAGAGTCCAAAGATCTACCTTGGAATCCTGTCCAACTCCCATCCTGTATCAACGGAATGATAATTCTTGGGTGCTCAAATTTAGTATTACTGTAAGTTGGTTTTTGTTTGTTGACCCACTCTTGAAATTTTTCAACGTAGAAAAGTTTATCATAAAACTTTTCTGGGATACCACGCCCAAGAAGATATCCCTTTGCAGGGTGATGATTATTTAGACAAGAAATGGGTGTCAAACCCGTAGGCATTTTGACTCGTTTAATGGTTCTTGTCTTGAAATCAAGTTCTGGAGATTTGATGTAGCGTCCAGCACCAGTCAGTCCCTCCTTATAACGCTCCATGACATAATCGTCATGCAGATCTATGCAATTATCCTTAAGGAAATTGGAGAAGGATCTACCGACACCACAATTATGGCACTTGAAAACTAGGTCAGTCTTCACGCGAATGAAGTAACCTCGTGCTTTGTTCTTATACTTCTTACTGTCACCGCAGTAAGGACATCTAAAATTCCAGAGACCTTCCTTCTTCCGTGCAAACTTGTCTAGTCTAGACGACAGAAGGTTGACGTACTTGGTCTCTATGTAGTTCATACGACACCTGCGATGAACCTACTATAGCAGCTGGATCAGATGGTGTCAACCTGGAGAGGGGTGTTGACAGTTGGAAAACTGTCGCAACAGCAACGGCAATTCCTACAGTCACCCACCTAAATTTTTGAATTTCTCCTACCTTATTTTCAACATCATCAATCTTTTGTTCAACTTTTGATAGAAGTTTCATTAAGGTATCATGAGTTCTATCACTTTCATCCAAGCGATTCTCATGACGCTCCAACATAATAGCAACTCTATTACTATTCTCGGAGATTCTATCTACGGCGCGTTCTAACTTATCCAACATCTCCTTGGATAGGTCTTCATAAATATCTAATTTTGCTTCAAGAGTGTTTAGTTTTCCAAGACCAAAAGCCACTAGTTATCTCCGCTACAGAAGGACAAGACACGGTTGAAAGAATCTTGAGATTCTGCACAGGCATTACTAAACTTTGATTGGTTTCTTTTTTGTGACAGGGAACCAAACCCCTGCATTACTTTACTAGCAACATCTGGAGTTACTTCAAACTCTTCTCCATTGAGAAACTTGATAGCACCAGCACATTTATTTTCAGCACACTGACTAATCTTAGCAAGATTACCAGAAGGTGTGAATGATTCAGTAGCAGACTTAGGTCCTGCACCACCAGAAGCAGCACGTTTCATAGATGCTACTTTAGTTGACAATGCTTTTTGCATTTCCTGCTTCTTAAGAGCGATCTTCTTTTTCTCAATCGCAATCTTTTGCTGTACTTGCTTCGTTGCAAGTTGCTTTTTCATTTGAGCATCAGCTGGATCTGCTTCCTCAGGAATATTTCTCATAGCCTTCATTCTCTTGTCCATATAAAACTTAGCAGCTGCTCCAGGGAATACTCTTTCAATATCAACATCGCCCCTGTAACGAGGATTGATAAGAAGACGCATCTTCTGTCTCAATTCTGATGGGGAACTAGCATAGATGATAGTCTCACCGACCTCAGGGATCGTTACTTTATACTGCAACAGTCTGGAAACATTCTCCTTTACTGTCTTCTTATTCTTTTTCTGCTTACGATACTCACTAACATAAGGTTGATCTTTAATCTTAGAGAAGGCTTTCTTACGAAAATCTAATACAGGATCAAACCCAGCAACTGGTCCAGTAGCAGCAGAACTACCACTAAACCCGCCAGTACCAGCACTCATTGTAGGTGACTCGTTAATCATATCTTATCTAGTATTTCTTTTATGTCTGGATCTTCTTCCAGAGATTCCATCCAGCATTCTGGATACCTATTCATCCAATATAAAAATGCTTTAAGTAGTGGCCAATATTCTTTTTCTAATTTGAAAAATAATAGTGGGGTCGCGGCGTCATCAAATACATTATAAAGTATGACCAAGTGATTGATAATAAGATGGGATCTTAGACTACCCCCACGTAAGTACCTCTTGAATAATCTCTTGAGGTACTTAAAGCGTTTCATATCATCATCAAAATCTTCTCTCGTTACTGATTGAGGATTTTCATAATGCTTGATGGCGAACATGACGCTGTTGTCTTCGTTCAGTTCACCAAATTTCATTTATCAGCTACTAAAGGTCAGGGTTGCAGCGCCGTCAGAGATGACTTCTTCAGTACCACCTGCAGAGGTGATCTTGACACGGTACTTATAACCGTCAAGTGAATCATCACCGAGACTACTGTATGCCAGAGTCGCAGTAGTGAAGTCTGCATAGGTTACACCAGTGTCAGTGTCTGCTGCAATGTTAACCCAACGGGTAGTTGCTGCTGCAGTCTGACGCTGCCAGACATAAGCAAGAGCACCAGGTGTTCCTGTAGTAGAAGTGCTAAGGGTGAATGTACCAGCGCCAGAGGAACTAGTAGATGCTGCAGGTTGTGCAGAGATGGTTACTGCCGATGCAACGTCTGCTGCAATCGTGTCATCTGCTTGTGACTCAGTGCCATCAGGGTTGCTGATGAAGGCAAGACACTCTGCCTTGTGACGAGTATTACCAGCGCCATCGGTGTAGGTCCTATATGCCCACCAACCAGGGCCAGTGATACCACGAGAAGCATTCTCGTTCAATGCTGCTTCAGCAGCGTCAATAAAAACAATAGTCTCGGTAGCAGAGCCACTGCCGTTACCACGGGCGAGTCCTGCTTGAGTCTTATTTGCGTTACTGTCAGTTCTCCCGTAAAGAGACATGGGTTACTCCGTATTAATTCCGATATATTTATTTATAAAAACAGACCCCCTAAGGGGTCATGTTTATTATTCTCTTACTGCTAGTGCTTCTTTAACTCTAGCAAACAGTTCATCATCTGCAGTAGTCTTAGTAAGTTTTACTGCTTTACCTACAATCAAAAGACACAACTCAACAAGTTTCTCACCCAATTCTGCATCGTCAGGAATTTTTGCAACTGCAGCGTCTACGATTTTGTAAGCAAGGGGAAGTAGGAAGGATACCATAATTTTAGTTATAAGGTGGCCCTCCTATATAGGCTCAATCCGATTCGCCAGGTCTTGCTTTGTAAGGATTAGGTTTAGGTGCTCTCTTGCGTGAAAGATTACCCTTGATCTTATCAACAGGTGTTGGACCTTCGTAACCTTTCTTGCCCTTTTCTTTCTTCTTACCCTGAGGTTGAATCGCTTTCTTTCTGGAAGACATCAAACCCTGACCAGCAAGACTCTTACGAACCTTTGACATAGCAGATCCAGGTTTGATAGTACCACCCTTCTCGGATGGTTTACCAGTCTGAGGATCCTTACCAGTCTCTTTAGCATAACGTGTACGCTCATAGAGTTCAAACGCAGCATCAACAAGATTATCCTTAAGGTAATCCATTGATTCATTCTTTGCTTTCAGGTTTGCCTTACGCATTTGCAGTTCGGCACGACCACCTTTGTCCATTCTACCTTGTGCCTTTGGTTTCTTAGAACCACCAGCAGGTTGTGGACCAGCACCACCGTCGTCAACTCTTCTACCATGAGAGTATTTTGCACCGCTACCTTTAGAGTCACCAGAGACCATCTTGCCGCCCTGTGAGCGACCGTCTTGATACTCTTTCTCAGACTGACCGTGCTTACCCTTATAGAGTTCGGCAAATGTCAAGAGTGTGTTTTCAGTTTCTGCGACTTCTTCTGTGCTTTCTTCTGAAACTTCTTCTTGACTGCCATACGCTTGGTCTCCTGTAGATTCAAAGTGAGGATTTTTTTGGGATGGAACTTTGTCCATCTCTTTACGAGCTTTCTCATTATTCTTTTGACGCTTCTTGGGGTCCACCTCCAGATAAGAATCGTCTTTCTTTTTCGCTTCGCTCATGTCGGCACCTTCGCCATCTTCATCATGGTAGCCTGTGCCACCACAATGCTTGCATCCTTTGCCTTCGCACTTAGGACACATTTTACCTTTACCTGCAACTGATTTTTGTGCAGGTGTCTTGTCTTCACATTTACACTCTGCTTCACCTGTCTTATCGCAGCACTTTTCCATAAGATCATCCTTCTTAGGGTTGAGCTTAATCTTGGATTTCTTTTCCTCCAAGTATGCATTAAAGTTTAGCATCACTTTTGGTTCTCCTTGTTCAAGGTCTTAACGATCTTCTTAGAACGATCATATGCTTTTTGACGCTGGTCATCAGTCACAGAAGGACTTACAACTTCACGACCTAGGTTACCTGCCTTACGGAACATTTTGTTCTTAGGCAAAGGCTTCTTCTCCTCTACGATGTTCTCAATCTCTTCAATAGTAAACAGTCCAGACTCATAGAGACTTGCAATCTCATCATACTCTTCACCGAGACGCTTGGCGAGTTTATCGCTACCCTTGGATACCAGACGTGATGTCTTACCAACTGCCTTCTTGACTCCCTTCTTAAGAAGTGAACCAACTTTTCTCAACGCACCACCAACGGCCTTACGTGTGCTACCACTCTCACTACTCCCGCCACCAGACGATGATCCGCCACCGCCAGCACTACTAGAAGGTACTGTAGATCTTGTTACACCAGATGATTTCTTAGGTGCTTCTTTTGGTTCCTTAGGTTCTCTCTCCATTGATGCAGACTTCTGCTTCTCTTTGGATGCAGAGAATTCACCAGCAACTTTACCAGCAGTCTGTACTGCCTTCTTACCAACCTTCTTAGCACCAGATTTAATAGCACTACCTGCTTTCTTAGCAGCACTCTTCAGACGATCCATACGGGAAGGACCAGCAGAAGCAGGAGCAGAATCAGATTTTGCTGCTGCCTTCTTCATGGATGCACCAGTGGATAGTCTATCCTTTGCCTGATCTCTACGACGTTGGATCTCCTTAGGATCCATTCTTTCGTCCAAGACTTCAACAGTCTCAAGATGCTCACAGATTTCAATCAAGTCTTGATCATCTTGTGCCATCTCAAGAATGATTTCTTCCATGACATCAATGAGTTGCTCATCAGTCAGTGCATCAATCTCTGCTCCAAGAGTTTCCAACTCAGCAAAGTCTGCTTCTGAGAATGCAAATGCTTCGTTCTTAGCACCAGACTTATGACGGACAGTTCCTTTCTCGTCAGTGTATGTTTCTTTCTCTTTTCTAGCAGTTACATAACCCACACCAGGGACTACACCAGTTTTACCTGCTGCTCTTGCTGCGTTTCTGTCTGCTGCTCTTTGTGCTGCTCTCTTACGATTCTTATCGTAAGATGACATTGCCTCATCAAATTCAACCTCTTCTTTCTTGGTTAAGGCGTCTGCTCTTTTTGCTGCTTTGTTTCCAGTTCCACCATAATGCCTAGACTTAATTGGATTTTTAGCAGTTTTTCGGTTAGGTGGTGTTCCTCCGAGACCATCAACATTAGCACGACCAATATGCTGAATATCTTTAACGTTTTGACCTTTACCTGATTTTGCTCTACCAGCAGCAGTGGTGCGAGCATCAAGCATAGATTTCAGTTTTGCTTTACCCTTTTCACTGGTGATTGCTTCACCAAGAACCTCAGCGTTCTTATCATAGTTGGCGAAGTGCTCGTGCTTCTCAGAAATCAGAATCTCAAGATCTTCAACAGGAACGTTCTCATAGATGTACTCCTCATCTTCAATATCGTAATGAGTTACAGTACCATCTTCCAAGAGAGTATGTGCTTCGGGAATAACTGAGTACTCCTTACCTTCATACTTTACCTGTTTGGCGCAGTCATGACCCTTAGGTTTCTTTTTTCCGCCTTGCTCATCCTTGCCTTTGGCACCTGTGATGATATCAGCTTTAGTTACCTTGTCATAAGGGACAGCATTATTGGCAAGATTGCCATCATTGTTTTTCTTTTCATAGACCTGCCGTAAGGCGTCGGTCATGTCTGGTAGTTCGTTGAGGTTCATGTCTTGGCAGCGACCTTATTTCTTTTATTTATCTTTTGTATGAATTGTCCAGGTGTCATTTTGACAACTGACTGAGATAGTTCACTTGTTCCTATTAGTCCTTGAGGAGTAAAATCAAACCCATGAATATCATTTTTCTCGGTGAGATCTTTCAACCATCCTCTATAGACAGTATCATGCTCATCAATATATATGACATAATTAGCACCACGGTTTACAACCTTACCGATAATTCCTGTATTTACATTCTCAATGAATGATCCTACGGGGAAAGCATTACTATTATAGTAGTGTTCTCTGAGAGATTTCTCATCTAATTTAGGTGCAATCTCATGTAAAACATAAGATGCATCTGCAAAATCCTCAAAGGATTCCATTTGCATGGAAGATCTAACTTCATTAAAGAGTTCTTTTGTTTCTTTATCAGTTAGTTCTTCAGGAATACCAGAACGGAAAGTAGCAAAGTCATTGTCTGCTGCTGCTTTACGCATCTTAGATGCAGACATACCATCTACACCATCAGAATCTGGATCTCTATCACCAGCAGATACTACATTGATCTCTTCAAACTCATACAGTTTACCATTATATTTATTGGCAAGGTTATCAAACTCAGCAACACGATCACCACCAACTACAATATTAACTTCACTATATCCTTCACTATATAAACCTTTTAGCACATCAAAGATAGTCTTATACTCTTCATTATTAGTGATGGCATGGGCATGATCAGGATACATCTGACGCATGTAATGCACCTTAGTCTCAGGATCAATAGGATTCTTTTTAGGATCTTGAGACCTTGATGGATATACTTTATACTCACCACCCTTAGCAGATTGTGCTACACGATCAATGAGTTTTTGATGACCGATAGTAGGTGGATTGAATCTTCCAAAAGTAATAGACACCGCACCTTTTCCGCCCTCACCTTCGCCTTCTGTAGACTGGGGTTCTGATTCTTGTGCTGGTGGTTGCCCATTCTTAGCTGCCTGCTGATCCTTAGAAAGTTCTACCAACTTACCGTTAAGAGATCGGTGAGTTACAGTACCATCGGCAAGACCGTAGTAACCATAACCAACATGCTCTAGTCCTCTCTTTTGTGCTTCATCCGACGCTCGTGACTTTGCTGCTTCGGATAAGAAGTCGCTAAACTTTTTCATTTATTCCAATTCTTATTTGAGTTAAAGTTTGCCTGACTGAATTCCAAACGATTGACCAATTTCACAGAGTGCTTACCAGTAAGAACAAACCCCTCATGATTGATTGGTTGACCTTCAATGTAACATTCTACGGGCTCATCTGCTACGCCACAGGAGAGCAGGATATCTTTTAATTTCAGGATAATATGATATAAACGGAAAGTCATGGTATTAACTTCCTGCTTATATTTATCGTCCAAAGTATTGTACAATTCTGAGGCACTAGGAATATAACCAGCACGAACAAATTTGTTGACATGCTTCTTGATGTGCATGGAACAAGTAGCACTAGTAGAAGTATCGCCCTTAGGAAATTTACAGAAAGGAATCAGAAGTTTTGCTGCCTGAGACAATAGACGAGCACGCTTAGGAACTACCAACGATGCTTTGTGTCTTAGGAAGCGATACTTATTGTTATGGATAGGTGTTCCAGGAACAACCACATGATCAAGAGGATACTGTTGTGCTGTTGGAGATATCTCTTTGTACAGAGTATGAGGAGCAACAATTACATCCTGATTCATAATCTCTGGGAAGAGATACAGTACTGTATTAGGTTTGTAGTAAAGGTTTCCACCAAACCCAATGAAGTCTGCTTGATAAATTCCACGACATGTACGAGGAAGTGCATAGAAACATGCAGTTAGTATCTGAGCAACGTTACCTGTGTGGTTCTTGACAATATCAGAAACACTATAATTGATTAGGACTTTCTTCTTATTGAATACACTCTTAGTGCCAACAAACCACTTACCTTCATTGTATCCAAACACAATGGCAGGAGCACCGTCCCACTTAGTAGTGACCTTATCAAAATTCACCATAGAATCCAAGACATCATAAGGGTTCACCCCGTTGAGGATGTTGTCTTCTGGATGCTCTAGGTGTTTGTTGGGCATAGAACTCTCGTCTTTACCCTTATAGTATAGCACGGGAAACCCCCTGTGACAGGGGGCTTGTGCCACTTTCAATACAGTTTGCCGAACGGTCCAAAGCGTTTGCCCTTCTTGGCAGCGATGAATACCATATCAGTCATAAACTCATCTTTTTTCTTCTTTGGCATTGTTACCACAGCGTGAATAAACTTCATGCCCATCAGTTTACTAGTTGCAGCGTGAGGTTTAGTCAGGAAAACTGCACTTATATTACCCAGTGCAGTATCAGCATTACTTTCTCCCATCTCAACACCCTTACTCTTCAGTTTGTTGTATATTTTTTTATAGTCATCAAACTCTTTACTAAACTCTGCTGAGGTTTTGGGATACTTTTTATGATCATTTTCAAAATCAACCTTAGCATCTTTCAATAGCATCCCAACCATAGCAACTGGTGCCTTACCCATACGGGCAGATGATGCACCCTTCTCTGTAGGTTCAAACTTCAGGTTTGATACCTTACTAGTATCATTGCCCTGAATCTGGAAATTATAAACAGCGTTATTGCCCTCTACGATTGCACGAACAGCAAGAGATTGAAACTCCCCTTCACCCTTCAAAGAAAGATCACACTGAAACTCTTTAGTTTCATAGTTATATGTGTCAGTAAGACCAAGATCATCTACATTATACTTCTGCCACTTTGCAGTCTTACCACTAATCTTTTTGAGAGATACACCAACAACCTTCTCCTCATTAAACAACTTCCTAAGAACGGCATTCAATTCTAGAATAGTTTGAGAACCATTACCATCTACAGTCTCTTCAATAAGTGCTTTGACTGATCGTTCGTTCTGAATCAACCAGATGTCTGCAGGGTTCCAATTATCTTTCTGTGATATACCAAATTTTTCTTTGATTAGGTTACTAATGTAACCCATGAATCCACCTTCCCTATTGAATTCATCAAACTTAGATGATGAGTATACCTCCAACATCTTCTTTTGTTGAGCATAGTATCCTTGAATCCACTCGTCACTGATACCAGGATATATTGCTTCCAACTCAGAATACTTTGGATCCTGCATGATGTCCTGCCACTTAGAATACTTTACATTATCCTGAAGTGCTCTTCTAAAAATCCAGGCAGATCCTAACTCCTGCATTCTAGTTGTCTTTGCATCTGCCGCACCACTACCTGCAGACTTCTTAGCAGATGCAATAAATTTTAGTCTATATCCTGCCGCTTCTGTTACGAATCCTTTTGGACCTATCTTCTCTCCAAAGTTGAGAGCGATTGCTTCCATCTCATCTTGATTTACTTTGAAACCCCATTGCTTACTTTTAGATCCAGTCCACATAGCGTCTGCATAGATTCCCATTTTACCTCTAGGAAGAGAAGCCAGCATTGCAGTGATGGTGGGTTTTAAATCTTTAGGTGCTTTCTTCTTTATACCCGCCTTGTCATTTAAGTTGTAAGAGGTTGCCATTCATCTTTCTATAGCGCCATTATTATTTAGCCTTGGCACTATCAATATAGTCTTTCTCAATCTGATATGGTTTCTCTTCTCCAGTCCACAGTTTATAACCCTGCACTATCTCTGGTAGTAACCACTGGTCCACCCGATAGCAATGCTTCCAGTTGACAGGATGAGAACAACTCACCACTACAACAGTAAAGAATGCTCGTAGGTGGATCCAGAGACTAAACATTACTCTTTAATATATCCGAAGTCTACCAGATACTTTCTAGTAAGAGCAGTAGGTTCGTAAACCTCCCACATTTTACCACCAGCACATGCTGCGAGAGCATTCATTGTCATGTTTTCGGTACGACCTGCCCACTGTGCTTCTGCTTCCCAAGGTACAGCAGACTCAGGGTAAGTGCGTTCTGCCAGCACACGCCAGATCATAGGAACTTCATCCTCGGGTTTGATGATAGCAATCAGACTATTATCAATCGTGCCTGCCATACAATCTTGTGCTGCATGCCATCCTTCATGACGCATAACCATCATCAGTGTACCAGGACGACCCATGTGTTTCTTGTTAAGGAAGAAGTTGTTACTCACAGTATGGTATACCCCACGATGTCCTTTGGGGAAATACTTCTCGTCAGCAAGGAATACATTCACACCAACTTGATTGAGTGAGTGTAGGATGTTATGGAACTCACCAGTGACGCCAGTGAATTCTTCAGTGTTAGCATACTTGTTTGAGATATCAAGCATAGAGTATACTTTCACTACATCATCAGTGCATTCACCAAGGAGCATACACCCCATAGCATGTGGTGTGTTGTAGTCTTCTTCGGTGATTGGTTCTGCTTGCACAGGAATAGCAATCGCTGCTACTACTGCTAGCAAACTCATAATAATGTTTTTCATCGGTCTCCTTCTTTACGGTTTTCTGAACGAGTAACTTCAAACTCACCACCAGGGTAACGAGCCATCAGTTTGTTCACATTCATCAGTGCAATCTCATCAAACGATGATCCAAGTGCCATCATTGCTTGAGCAATGTACCACATACAATCACCCAGTTCGGTCTTCATGTGGTCAATGTTATCTGCATCATAGGGTTTACCTTGAAACAAAATCTTCTTGACGATCTCAGTAAACTCACCTGCTTCTGCAGACAATCCCATGGCAGCAGTCATTAGACGTTGAACATCAGCACCGTTATCTTCAAGAGAACTAAAACGTTCTAGAAAAGAATCACTGAACTTTGTTGCATCAGAAGTAACTTCATCTACAAACTCGGTATACTTATCATAGTCTACCTTGGGAATTTCTGAAGTAATATTTTCTTCCTTGACTTCCACTTTTGCTTGGAATCCTTTAGACATAATTAGAAATTTAGTTTTGAAAGTTTACCTGTGTTGAACGTCTTAACCAGGTTAATCTGTTCTTCGTCACTACCGTGACCAGCGTCCACAATGTTGTTTTGAGCAGACTGCTCCACATCATACAGCCGCATCTTCGCTCTGTCAATACCCACGCAGAATCTCTTGTTGAGATTCACGTCATTGTATCTATTCTTCAACTGCTTGACCATAATCTGATTCATACCTTCAAGTTCCTCAGTACTAATAAGGGCAAACATAAGATCAGCAGTAGCAGGGAGACCAAAGGACTCTGAAGTGTCAGTAATGTCCACGTCAGTGCTACCATAACCAGAACGAGTGGTCTGCGTGGCAGAAAAGATAGGGATTTTTGTTTCAACAGCCAGTCCTCTAAGCTCTTCTGCAACAGACTTAATATAGCTATATGAATTGACAGTACCACCTTGCTTATATCTGCTGGAAGCACATATATTAAGGTAATCAATGAAAAGAATATCAGGTCTAAATGACTTCTTAAGTGCAAGCTCATTAATAAGGGCTCGGAAGTGTCCACTATGTGCAGCAGTAGTTGGGTACTCCTTAATTATAAGTGAACCCTCAGTCTTCTTAGACAGATTGTTAATCTTATTATCAAACATCACCTTGGGCAGAGATGTTAGATCCTGTATGTTGACGTTGAGAAGATTTGCATCAATACGCTCTGCGATCTTCTCCTCTGCCATTTCCAATGTGATATACAGTACGTTCTTGCCTTGTAGTAATGATGCAGCGGCGCAGTGACACATAAACAATGATTTACCCACGCCAGTGCCAGCAAGTGCCACATTAAGAGTCTTGTTAGGCACACCGCCTTTCGTAATTTTGTTGAAAAATTCCAGATCAAAGGGAATTTTCGCTTCAACTTCGTGATAGGAGTCATATCTTTCGTCGGAATCCGATATGTAATCGTGACCGATATGAGCGTCAAAAGAAACACCCAATGCCTCACTTAAAATATGAGGGATAGCACCTTTGTCACGATCTTTGTCTTGTCCGTCTGCAATCTTAATTGAAGCCATCAGTGCTAAGTAAATAGCACGTTCCTGACACCACTTTTCAGTAGTATCAAACAACCATTGCAAATTGGATTCTTCGTAAGATATATTGTCAACACAATTTCTGATGTCGCCAAACCCTTCATCAGTGAGATCGGTGCGATTCTCTAACTCAATGAATAGTACTTCTTTAGTGGCAAGACGGTTATATGTATTTATATATTTTTCAATCTCTTGAAAAATAATACGACAGTTCTTATCTACGAAATAGTCTTCTTCAATAAATGGGATGGCTTTACGACAGTAATCTTCAGTATAAAGTAGGTTGCTTACAATTAGCAATTCAGTGTTCATAGGTAGTGAAGATAGGATCCGACGATGTACTTTGGTTTTACCTTACATGGTTTGCCAATGTGGGGGTATTGCCATGTGGGAGGGAAGATTAGCAACTTACCCGTTTGTGGTTTGATGTGCTGATGCCAGCGAGGAAAGACTGTCTCCCCTGCTGATGGGTCATTGAGGTACAGGAAGAATGCGAGGTATCTACGAGAGGAGTTATAGTCTAGCACATCTACGTGCTCTTTGAACTGATCTGGTGACTTGGGTTGCACACATTTCTCACAAGGATCCTCAGACAGTTTAGATGGATTGTATTTTTTGATACGAAACTCTTCTAATGCAATGTCATTTTGGAACTGCCAGTCAATATTCATCTCAGTCTTATAGACATCAATGTAATTTAAGAATATTTTCTGTAGTTTACCATGAAGATCTGCATACTCTCCTCTATCGCTCTGATAGAGTTGGGTAAAATTTAACTGCGTAAATTGTGGACGGGCATTTTGATCATACTTCTCATGAAGATCTACATTGTTTTCATATAGTTTAATAAGTTCCTTTGCCATTGATGGAGTGACTGCCCCATCATAGGTGCGAACGTAATCTTTTAGTTGTCTCATGCTCCGTACATAAACTCTTTCTGTGCTGCTTCATCCAGTGCCTGCATCACTTCGGCAGTAAAATAAGTATCTGGATCTTTCAGGATTGCCTTAGCATATACTTTCTTACCATTCATTTCATAACGACCAGCAACATTCTTCCACATCCCTGCTCGCTCACCTAGTTCTAGCAGTCCATAGTATTTGTCAAGACCACGATCATAGTAAAGACGTGTCTCAATCTGACTATTCTCTTTGGTCAAACGTGACTTCTGTGCCTTACATTTGATGATGTTACCAACAACCTCGGTGCCATCCTTCTCTTTCTTCTTAGAGAGATAGATGATAGTAGAGGATGCATACTTCAGACCACTACCACCTCCCATTTCTTTTGTAGGGTGATAAGCGCCGATGACATCATAGGTATGATTAGTGACTAGCATAGGTACATCTGCTTTGCCAAGTTTCAAAGTCAGCACACGGAATGCACCCTTGATCAATTGACTCTTAGTCATATCACGAACTTGCTTATCATCAGCAACGTCCTGCATCTCTTTGCTAGTGGATAGCATACCCAGAGAGTCCAAGACAAACATCATAGGTTGACGTTCATCCTTAGGTTGTTCCATGTACTTGTCAAGAATGCGACATGCCTGAGTACGAAACTCTTCAATTGTAGATACAGGTACAATCATCATGCGATTGGAATCAATACCTCTATCCTCAATCATGCTTCTAGAAATAGCAGATTCAGATTCAAAATAGATTACACCTGCGTTCGGATTAGACTCCAAGAAATGCTGAACAATGCCAAGGCAAAAGAAAGTCTTGCCAGTAGACGACTCGCCTGCAATGGCAGTAATCTTGTTCCCAGGAACACCTCCATAGATGCTCCCAGATACCAGAGCATTAAAGATATGACTGCCAGTATCAATGAAACCACTGGTGTCACCTGCAGCAACACCATCGCTAACCAGTCCTGCGTATTCATTGCCTAGGTCCTTTACTATGTCTTGTAAAAAGTTCATGAAAATAAGAATTCAAGTGTTGAGATTTTTTCAGGCTGCCAACCCAAGGTGTTCAAGATAACCTTGAAAGGGTCTAGGAATGACTTTTCAAATTGTAGGTCATAGTCTATACTCTTGTCAAGTCCCAATTCTTTTGGGAACTGACCCATGAATGAAATTACATTTTGATTAATTTTGTTGGGAGTCTTAAGGTAAATGTATTTTACCTTATCACCATCACGAACAAGTGGATACTTATACGTGAGTTTGTTTGACTTGATATAATGATTATATAGTAGAGATCCCCGTACATGTATGGGGGTTCCAGAACTAAAGATGGTTACAGGATTGGACCACTTACCTAGATTGTTACATCCACGAGGGAATGCAATCTGATCTGGGGGTAAAGATTTAAATTCTTCTCGGAACTTAGCAATAAACTTCTGCATGGCTTCCTCATCTTGCTGCATGATAACCTTAAGTCCGTCCTTAATCATTTGACGGCATGGTGCAGGGGTAGATGACTTTACTGCCTCAATACCCATGATCTTAAGTTTGGGTTCGCGGAATCGTACACCCTCAATGTCCCAAGCATTAAGAATGTATCGCTTCTTAGCAGTCCAGATACCTTTATTAGCGATAGTCTCTCGCTTCATCTGCATCTTTTGGTCGTAGGCGTTGGCGTACGTTGCCAAGGATTGATAAGAACGGTCAATAAACGGCTCAAGTTCCAACGTACACACCTTATCAAGGAACGTGACAACGCTCTCATCAGTTTTCTCTCTTCCCTTGTATACTTGGTCAACCAAAGGACCCAGATTGAGGTAGATAGAATCAGTATCAGAAGCAATAACATAATCTTCACCGTCAGTTTTTAGAATTCTGTTAAGGTAATCATTCATATCATTTTCAATCCAGCGAATGCTTACTTGCCCCGAGAGAGTAATCGCTTCAGCATTTGCCAGATTGAAGTATCGGAAGTATTGGTTTCCGATGGCACCATAGGCAGAGTTGAGTTGGATCTTTCTTGCCATTTGGATGTTGTTGAATCTTGACACAGATTTTTGTAGTGCCAGGGTTTCCTCAGGTGTGGTGGCATCTTCAAGAGCTTGTTTAGCGGCAAGCATGTGCTTCTTGTAAAGTTTTCGTTCATCATAGATCTTCTGCATCATTTGTGGAAGGAAACCATGAATGTCTTTACGGTATTGAGCACCGTTAGCACACACTGCATAGTCGCCAGATAAATCAATCTCCTTTTTAAGGAGTTTGTCTACAGTAGCGTAGGGATGTTTAGTCTCAACCAGCGTTTCTGGCGAGATGTTGTACTGCATAATGAGGTGAGGGTATAGGGAGTTGAGGTCAAAACTGACAACCCAGTTATACAGTCCAGGAATAGGTTCTTTAACATAAGCACCTTCATACTTTTCATCTTTGTTTGCACGTTTCTTAGAGGGTACTACGAGATTCTTGGGTTTAAGATAATTATAGATCAACGTGTCCCACATACGAACCTGTGAGTACACATCTTCAAAGTTTACCTTAGCATCATATGCCATAGTCAATGCAAGTTCTAGCAAACGCATCTTATCTTCAAGACGGTCCACTAGTTCCACGTCCATGATGTTGTAGTCAATGAACTTCTGCCAGTCACGGGTGTAGAAGTCCTTAAAATTATCGTATTCTGAGTGATCTAACTTACGTTGACCCAGTTCTACAAATGCAATGTGATCTAAACGATAAGATTCCTGGTTAGTATAAGTAAATTTCTTATACAAGTCCATGTAATCTAGGATAGATACTCCACAAATATCAAATTGAATATTGCGACGACCCTGAATAAACAGTTCTTCCTCATCAACCTTGTTCCAGGGAGATAAAGATTTCATCCACTTCTCACCTAGGATACGACTCACACGGCGACAGATGTATGGAATATCGTATAGGTTACAGTTCCAACCAGTAACAATGTCTGGAGTATTTTGCACCCACCAATTGATAAAGTGAGTCAACATTTCATGTTCAGTATTGAAGATGTAATGCTCATGCTCACACTCAAACTCACGGATACCCCAGACAGTAAACTTTTTAGAGTTCATATCACGGACAGTAATACAGAGCATACGCTCTGCTGCTGCCTCTGCATCAGGGAATCCATTCTCACACTCAACCTCAATATCAATAGCCAGAATATTCATCTGGTCCGTACGATAATCTATTTCTCCAGGAAAGTTTTCGGAGATGAACTGATATAGAAAACGATCATATCCATGAACTTCTACACCCTCAACATCCTCATACTTAGCAGCAAACTGCCTTGCCTCACGAGCGTTTTCAAACTTGAGAGGTTTGACCGAGCGACCAGTAAGTGTCTTATATTTCTCTTCCTTATTACTGGTAATAAAAAGAGTGGGAGAAAACTCAGTACGTGACTGAATTCTCTCTCCACCCTCAATGCCTCGGTAAAGAATATTATTACCGATCAGTTGGACGTTTGTGTAGAAACTCACAGGGACTTGTACTTCTTCAGGATCTCGGGGCTTGGATCCACTATACTAAAGATTGAGTCAGATGTCAAGAAGAGATCACGTTGGTCCGCATACTGGGGATACTCTTCCAAATTGCCATCTATAATTCTGTAGCATTTTTCAATGAAGCATGACGGTTCTTCATCTAATTCTTCAACATCACCAATTAAATAATCATCAAGATTACCGTTCTTAAGTAGAACTACTTTCACTGACATTCTGTTTATCCTTTAGGAGTTGTGTATACTGATCAGCAACTTGAGTATGTGGGTCATACACTGTTACTACTTCATCAATTCGTAAGAAGAACTCACGATTTCTTGAGAGGGGACACCAAGGATAGAGAATGAGAGTAGGTTGTTTTGCTTCTTCCTCATTTTCTGAGAGGAGTTCAGTCTCATCATCACCCTCAATTTCCTCATCATCAATCAATCCCTCTCCCCACATCGCCATCTCCATCTCTTCACTGTCCTCTAAGATTACACTATAAGGTTCATTGAATTGAAATGCAACAGCAGTTTTACTGGGATCGTCTTTTGCACTTACCTCTTTGATATCTGCAATGACATCCTCACCGTTTCTTAGTCTTGCGATTTTTACGGACATAATTTTTATGACTAATAGTACTAATTGTTTCGTTTACGATGTTCTTTAAGACTTTGGATGTGTGGGTATCATTTTGATATGCCACATTTCTAGCATACTCCAAGATATCTTCCATCATATACGAGGGAAGTTCTACTGTCAAGATTTCTCTTTCACCAGAATATCCTGGAGGAGAACAGTTATAGTAAAAATTCATTACTTCTCCAATAAAAAGAGACCCCCTAAGGGAGTCTCTTCAGTTCCTAGTATATAGGAGGTTTTATCAGAAGGAGTACTTCAAACCCAACTTCGTTCCGTAACCACGGTCAACGTTGTCGTCACCTGATCCAACGAAGGAGACTTCGCCATATGCTCCAAGAGCATCGGTCAAACCGATACCAACGCCTGCCTTGCCAGAAGGAACGGTGTCGCTCTCAGCACCGTCAGGGGAGACTACAGTAGCGCCGCCTTGGACGTAGTACGAAGCGTTCTCACCAATAGCGCCTTCGTAACCCACGTGCAGGTCAGTCGCGGTTCCATTGTAGCTGGATCCCGTGAAACCAGAGTTGGCTTCCACGTTAACGTAGGGGCCAGCGAAAGCGGCACCAGCAGAGACAGAAAGGGCAGCGGTTGCTGCGAATACAGATTTGATCATTTTTGTTTAAAATTTATTTGCTTGTGGAGTTTAACCCACAGATGATAGAAGACCCGACTAGTCTTCGTTTTTGTAACAACTCGCAATGAATTGCTAGCAAGTATTTAGTATAACAGGAGTTGGATTATCTGTCAAGATGACCGAACTCCAATGACGATATCATATAGGTATGATAAGGTATACTTATTCAGTAGTCCATGGGTCCGCCATAACGGATACAGGTCTTTTTGTTTTCTGCTGATGATCTACACCACTGTCTAACATAAGAATCTGCATCCATATTCATTGCGTAGTGAGCATGGTTATGTAATGCTCCTATTGTAATCAGGATTCCAATCGTAATCAGATTATAGTGTGTCGCTGGATGGCACACTATCACTTTCAGGTAGTTGAGAACTTTGGATTTCATAAACCTTTAGTTTCTGGTGATCGGGAATGACCTTCTGTAATTCTATCACAAGTAGTCCGTCTTGGAAAGAGACCTTCCCAATTTCTACATCATCTGAAAGGTTGAATCCCCTAGCAAATGTTCTCGTGCTGACTCCACGGTGAACATACTCGTGATCAGGATCAGTATGTTGATGTGGTGCTTTGGATTTGATCAGCAATACATTTGATTCAGTGGACACTTCTACCGCATCTGGTGACCATCCAGCAAGTGCCATTTCAATGCGCCACTTGATGTTTGATTCTTTCACCAGATTGTATGGAGGATATGCATCGTTTACACTACCAATTCCATATGAATGTAGTCTATAAACAATATCATCTAGTCCAATACTATATCTTTCAACAGCATCTACCACGGCATTCATATCTTTTGCCGTGAACTTTCTCAGTCCAGTCATGTATCTACTCCTTATAAAGCGAGTGTGAATTGTGTGGTCCCCGAAGGCAACCAAATTTATTTATGACCGAATAAATGTACACTGTGTACGGTTATCCAAACACTAAATACTAATGACAAACTAACGATAGACTACGATGAAAAAACTCATCCCTGTCGTAATGATTTTAATATCTGCCTCGGCTGCTCAAGCAGGTGGATTAGTGAGTTCACAATCTTCTAGTGTTCAACTAACTGTTGACGCTGCTAGATCAACTGCCGTAAGAGTAGGCAACTCCTATAGTATTTCAGGCACCAATGTTGGCACCTCAGATGGAACAACCGCTGGTGTACTTTCAACTGGCACGATTACCAGTGGAGTATATTCTCCTGGTACGATTTCTGCAAGTCAACTTTCGGCAACTAACGGAGAGTCATTCTCTTACAGCACTTCCTTTACTCAAGGTGATGCTATCCCAACTGCTGCTCCTACTGTAGGAGATGTTCCTAACTTCAGTAATGTAACTTCTTACACTGCTGGTTCTGCTGGTTCTCTAGCAGGTACTGTACTTTCTACAGGTGCTCTTACGGTGACAGCTGGTGGAGCTGGTACTACTGCAACTGGACAATTCGTAAGTGAGATCACTGTAATTGACTAAGGAGGATCGCAATGAATACTATGATTCGTTGGTCTGCGATAAGTGCGGCGGTTGCAAGTGCCATACCTGTAGCTGCCCTGGCGGTCCCCGTAGTCCCAAATTTCACACAGGGCTCAATGACCAGCAGGACGGAGACCACTCAGACGATAACTGAGACAATAAATAGCATGGATTATAATACTGGGTATCAGTATTCTGCTACTGGTAATGGCGTTACCGCTAATGGGAACCTGTCACCTGGCACGGGTTCCACAAATGTAACTATTAATGGAGTGACTTCATCATGGACTGGGGTAACAAACAAACCTACATTCACACAGACGATACCAGGACAAGCGTTTCAATTCACAGAAACTTATCAAGGACCTGGTTTAAGCAATCAGACAATTATAAACAGAACCACAGAGGTTACAAGCGTAACCGATACTACAAGTATCTTCTCCCAATAACATTATTATTCGCGAACCCTTCTTATGCTGAAACTGTTGGTGGTGTGTCTGCTACTGCTTCTCCTGTGGCTAATAGTTCAGGCTCCGTTACAAACCAAGCTATTCAAGTCCTTCAGGGACCATATATTACAAACACCTACGGTGGAGGTATACAGTGTCAGGGTCCCACTCGCAACTTCACCCCGTATGTAACTGGTAGTGCATCAGCATCTAAACCATACGAACCTTACTATAATGATCCAGTATATGATGTCAGTGATCTAGATGAAGATGGTTTGATTGATAATCCAGGTGACATCCTCTTCCATAAAAAAACTAGAACTGGACAGAAAGATAACTATAGTCTAGGTGTAGGTTTCTCTATGACATGGAGCACACCTACCGATAAAAAATTACAAGATCTCTGTAAGGAAGCAGCTGCTTCTAACATTGAGATGATGCAGCAAATAACTGCCAACAAAAGATTAGACTTTGAGATTGCAAGACTTAAGAATTGCGGAACACTAATGAAGGATGGAATTAGTTTCCACCCTAACAGCCCTTACTATAAAATATGTGCTGATGTCGTAGTGCAGAACGTGACTACAATCAAACAGCATAGGCATTCAATCCCTAGTCCTACTTCTTCGTCTTCGCCTTCACAGACCGAAGTTTTGCAATCGCTTGATTCCGATCCCTCTGTTCTGCTCGGCGGTCCTCTACAGACAAGACCTTTAGTTTCTTCCCCCGAATAGAAGCAACCTTCTTTAAAACTTTCTTCACTGTAGGTTTGATTACCTTTAGAAGAATGTCAGCGAATGGTTTAGCAAGCAGTGCAGATGTAGTAGCAACTACAGCAATACCCCCAGTGGTGATAACAACACCAGTTGGGGGTAATCCATTTAATACTTGTGTGATGATAGGTACATCACCTACCTCTCGGATACATTGGTCTCCTACCAACTTGTATCCTAATACTTCTTTACGTCCACTATCAAACAGGAACCCCACGGGTTCTGCATCTAACTGTTCTTGAGTAGGACATTGAATGTTTGCTGCTGATGGTGCAGCTGGTGGTGGAGGAGGTGTAGCCTTTGCTTCGGTATCCGTTTCTTTCTTAGGTTCAACTGGTTTCACCTGTGGCGGTCCAGTCAAAACCATTTGATTTGGTTCGTAATTAATCGGATTGAAACTAGGAGTACCAGCATCACAGTATATGACTGGATCATCATCCACCAATAGATTTTGGTTTTCATTATTGGCAGAGTTTGCTTCAACGCATCCTGGTATATTGACAATAGGGAGTCCTATATTAACAGTGACAGGTGGGGAACTAAACCGTGAGGTTACAGGTTCTGGATATGTCCCAACCTCAGGTATTTTTAGTTTACCTACTGTAATTTTACTCGTCCCTATCCTCGGAATATCCATCAGCAATCATTGAATACACTACCAACTTGAGAACCAAGCGATGACCCTGCTTTCTGTCCTAGAAGCAATGCCCATCCACCTGCCAACCAACCCACGTAGGGGATGCTAGCAAGGGCAGGAACAGCGACACCAGCAGCGATAGCACTACCCGCCATTGCACCTTGAGACCGTGCTCCAGCGTCCGCCACGATACACTCTATGTCTTTTGCAGACTTTCCCTCGCCGTCTAATGCAGCACCTCCTAGGTTGCGTGTGCCGTCCATAGTGAACTGATCACGACGCCACTCATTTCTAACTTCGGATCCACCACCAAACAATCCTCTCCTTTCTTTATCAACTTCTAGAGACCTTTCGGACTCAAGAATAGCAGGATCGTTTGCACGATACTCAATTTCATATCCATCCTTACCTGCTTTAATAGTATAAGATGAATAATCTCCACGAGGGATATTGATTGTAGGAACCTGAGGAACTTTTGGTTCTTCTGGTCTGTTAATAACATAACCCAACAAGCCAATATGTGCCAAGGCAAAGAGTCCACCTAGTGTGAACGCAATCGTTTTGACTGGTGACTTGATCTCTACTTGCTTAGTATCTTCCATGATCAGAATGGCAATGCGCCACCAGTTGCAGATGGCAGTTCTGGTACTTCAGGCATTGCAGCGTCTAGCATCCCTGGAAGGGCACTAGTAACTGCTTCTGTTGCTGCCTTTGTTGCTGCTTCTGTAGCACTCTCAATGAGCGCATCCTTTTGTGTATACAGATAAGCACCACCCCCTACGATAGATAAAGAAACTAGACCAGATAACAACGCGATACCGTTAATCAATTTTTGCATCTTTCTTCTCCAATGTAGGTGCTTGTTTTGGTTCATCATCTTCCTTCTTTTTCTTAGAAGGCATGACACCAAATGTAGCTAACGTCCCAGTAAAGACACTAGCGATAAAAGTTGGATCAATGTTTTTTTGAGGAACGCCTGGAACAGTTACATAGTTAAGGGTCAGAATTGCTGCTGACCAACCAAGAATAATAACTCTGACGAGAGTTGATACACCCTCATCCGCCCACTCAAATTTGTTCTCCTCCTTCTTTGGAGGGTTCTTTTCCTTCTGTTGTTCCATAAGATTCGGTAGGTATCTTTTTCTTGCCAATGTTATACTTTGACTCAAGTGCCCATTCACCTTTCTCTTTGTAAGAGATAATCTTAATTTGGCTCAGAGGAGCCTGATCAACAAAGGTATCTTTTTTAGGTACATCTGCTAGTCCCCAATCACATAGTAATTGGACGATCCTGTTTCTCCTCTGTACATCATTCTGTGATAGATTGGTTTTCTTGCCATCCAAGGCAAACAACTCTTTGAAATGGACAATATAATACTGCCCCTTCTTGTGAAGGATGTGGCAGGATTGATATAGTTTCCTTTCTTTTCTAGAAGCAACACCAATACGTGTCAGTGTTTCTCTCACCTTAAGAAAGTCATCAGGTTCCCTGAGGGTAACCTCAACCATATCATCTTTAGTCCATGGAATCTCCTTGTCTTCGCTCATGTCGTTCATTATGTCCTCCAGTATTCATTTTATCTTTAATATAGTCAATCTGATCACGAGACAGGATAGTAATTGCTTGCCTTGCTTTCTCTACAGAATACCCGTAGTATTTTTGTACAGTTTCAAGGTCCTCAATCTTGTCTTTCTTATCCCAAGGAGAAAATCTCTTCTTGGGTCTCACAGTATTTATAAAAAAGTCATACTGAAGTTTGGATGGTAAATTAGACCAACGATTCATCTCATTGGCATGCATTACAGTATCAATATGATGAGACATACACTTGTTAACAATGTATGCAGGATACTTCTTTTCTGCTGAAGCATCTTGATCCATCAGGTTCTCTTTGTTCTGATTGATACTGTTAAGATAATCTTTAAGTTGATAATTCATTCAAAAACTGCGGTGACACTTACAACTTGTGCTCCTGGATTACGAGCGAGAGCGACATTACGAGCGTCGTTATAGTCGCGGCAGATTACCTTCTCCTTAAAGACTGTACCTGCCTTATAGAGCGTGACTTCACACGTCATAGTTCATCAGAATGAGTTCCTTGCGTTCGTGCTGGTCCTTCATGTAGTCACCAACACTTCTCATAGTATAGGTCAGATCGTACTCAGATGCAACCCACCCCTTAAAACGATCTCTCACCATTTGGTTTGAGTTGTATGATACCATCTGACGGCAAACATAATTGTCACAAACTGTGGCAAAAGTGTCGTGGTCAAATCCCTTGTGCATATCACCCTTCTTACCATACAAGTTATCTTTGATATCGTATGGGGGATCTAGGTATACAAATGCCTCACGGTTATCATCCAGAAGAGCACCGTACTGATAGTTGGTGATCTGCCAATTCTCAATCAGTTTCTGATATTCTTTTAATTTTTCAATACCTCGCATTGAGAAGTTGGAATCGCTTGCTTGTTTACTGAAGGAAGATGCTTCAGTAAGACCAGAAAAACTGCACTTATTAGCAACATAGAAAGCAACACCTCTATCCAGGTTACTTTTTGTTCTGTCATTAATAACATCCTTAGATTCTAAAAATAAACCTCTGGCAGATTCTTGATCTGGATATTGAGACTTAAGTTCTTGCAACTTATATCCCAGTTCATACCCATCATCCTGCAATACTTTCCAGAAGTTTACAAGAGGTTCATACAAATCATTGACCCAAATTTTTAAGTTAGGATATTTTTGGGTAATATAAATGGCGACACTACCGCCGCCAAGAAATGGTTCTCTGTAAATAGTATAGTCTGAGAGGTCTGGAATATGTCGTGCCATCATTTTTACTGCACGACTCTTCCCACCAGGATAACGAAGAGGAGTTTTTAGGGAACTCATAGATATCCTGGTGCTGGTGCGAGTTCAACAGAATCAAAAATTCTATTCAAACTTTGAGCATAGACACGATACCCAGATCCAACATACAACTGTCCAAGAACTACAGATACTGTAGCAGCACCCCAGAAGTAATAATAAAATTTAGATTTAACTTGGGCTTTCACTTTGGTTTTCATAGGATTAGTTTTTTCTCTTCAGGAACAATGACAGATCCATACATTTCATTGTACTTAGCGACAACTGAAGGATGTGCTGTTGCTACATAGATGACATGATCCATGGATAGTGTAACATCTGGATTGTCTGGATCAATAACAGTTGCCCACTGCATGAATCCATAGGTGGTTCCTTGTGGAAGGACTGCCAAGCAGTTCTTTAGAGTGATGAGACCATTTTCCCAAGAAACAACCTCGGCAACAATTTCCTCTCCACTAACAATTCTTAGTAATTTTACATCCATTACTTAAATTCACACTCCATCATAATGTTGGTTAGACTTGCAAGGAGATTAATCTCCTGGTCGGCAACAAATGCTGCCTTGTATTGGTACTCAGCAATAATTATAACCATTGCTGCTACCGACTGTTTATTTAGTTTGGTGCATAGAGTATCATAAATCTTACGATACAGGGAAGTGACATCGTTGTCAATGTTTTGAACTACCCACTTCTTCACTTTAGTAAAGTTGGTCTCTTTCAATGCACTGACTAGTTCATCTACTGAGGCGTCACTAATGACTGATAAGATCCCACTATCAATTGTACCTACAGCAGAATACTTTTGAAGTTCATTCAGAACACGACGCCAATCAGGGAAGTACTTCTGAACTACAGATGCAACTACACTAGCATCATACTCAATGTTCTCTTTCTTTAGGATCTCAAGTACACGCTTAAAGAAAGTACCTGCAAGTATCTTCTTATCTTGACCTGATACACCAAAGTCTACGACCGCACACCGCGAATGCAGAGGTTCAATAATTCGGTTCTTGTAATTGCAGGTAAAGATGAATCGGCAGTTCTTTTGGAACTCTTCAATTCCTGCACGGAGAAGCATCTGTACATCAGCAGTCGTGTTGTCTGCCTCATCAATGATAAGAACTTTGTGACGACTAGTAGAAGTGAGAGACACAGTACTGGCAAAGTTCTTTGCCTTATCGCGAATAGTATCCAAGAAGCGTCCTTCATCGGAACCATTAATGACATAATAATCTGCACCTAGTTCATCACATAACGCTTTGGCAACTGTAGTCTTACCGATACCAGGAGGACCAGAGAGAAGCAAGTTGGGGATCTCACCATTGTCAAGGAAAGATTGGAAGTTGGTCTTGACTTGCTCAGTCAGAATACAATCTTGAATTTTGAGGGGGCGATATTTCTCCACCCAAAGGAAGTCATTTGCCATTGTTGATGCAGTTTGAATTGATCTTTTGGATATTATAGTTGCAGCTTATGATCGTCTTTCTTGAACTTGATTGTAGAGGAGGAGATCTGTGAGGTATGCTAGCAGGGAACACTATGATGTCTCCCTCAACGACATCTGGTTGGAACCTTGTTCGTGTTTCAGGAATCCAGAACTCAGTACAATCAGTTGGATCTTCCAACTCAATATAGTATACCATACTCAGAGTAGACATGGCGTGGATATGCCATCCATGTGTATCGGATTTGTTGTATTGCTGATACCAACCGTTATATAAACTAAAATCTGATATACAATAGTGCCGCATCATGTCTTCATAGACAGAATTAAGATTACTATGAAGGAGTCCTAGATATTGTTTTTGATCTATGGACAGTTTTTCATAGTAATCTGTTTTTGCAATAGAATCATTGCTATCCTTGAACTCTTTTCCAGGGGAGTATTTAATACTATGGAGTAATCCTGATTTGAGATCAGGATGTAGTGAAAAAGAGTGCTTGAATATCATTGATTTGGTTCTAAGGCAATCCAATAACGTGCGTTGAATTTATTACTACCTTCAAAGTATGCTACGTTGTGCTTACTTACAGTGACATTATAGTCATCATCAATCAACTTAAGGTTCTCAATCTTAAAGCAATAGCAAAACTCTCCATCACTCTCACCAACTTCAATAGCAAATGTATTTGAAGTTTCATTCTTCTTATCAGTCACACAAAGTTTTAGCAGTCCGTTGTCTGCATACAAGCAGAGATCAGGAACTCCATAGACTTGTCCTGCTCTTGTTAGATCTCGCAGTACAGAAGACGAAAGTTTAAACTTGACATCTTCAGACGGCATCTGAAGTTCTTTGTCTGGTGGTTGTACGATTACATCAGGGTCAGAGTAGAAGAAGCGAGTTCGCGACGTTCCACTACTATTGCTGATAGAGAGATACTGAGTGTTACTGGTGTCAAAGTTTGGTTGATCAAACAAACGAATGCATCCTAGGAACTGAGACAGATCATAGATAGAGATCTGCTTGTCAAAATTCTCCTCAATGTCAGCAGTACACATAATGTTCTTATTAACACTGATGGTACTAAGTTTATTACCAGGGTTAATAACAATAGATTTGTTGATGCTACTAAAGTTATTCAGTAGATCAATAGTTTGTTGAGAAAGGACGGTCATTGTGGGTAGTTTTCAGTCGTTTGAGATTTGTCGGAGAAGTGAAGGAGGAGGAGACCGTAGTGTAGGATCTTGATAATGTCACGGCGAGCAGTGCCCTTACGGTCATAGCGAGAAGCATACTTCAGGATGTTGCTACGGCAGAATGCCTCAGCGTCTCCACATGCTTCAATCAAATCTAACGTTTGAATTGCATCATTGCCTGCAGAATAGTGTTGCCCATAGGTTCCTGTAATGTAGTCCTTAAGCTCTTTGAGGAGTTCCTCTTCGTTGTATTTGTTTGTCATGAAGGTGACAGTTCACTGACGATTTCTTCATCTGTAGTATACTCGGTTTCTTCTCCTGAGTCAACCATTGAATACAGATCTAGGAAAGATTGCTTGGTGTCATCGTCAAATCGGTTGATGCAGCAGTTGACTGCTTTAAGACGATCACCAAAGATATCATATGCTTGTGAGATATGTACTAGACGACGGGTGGTGATGATTTCATCAACCCCACCATCATAAAATGTTTTGCGGATAGCGTTAGCCCACTTGACTAGTTTCTCTGCAAAGTCAACATCACATCCAACATTCAATAGAATCTTAGATTCTGTGACTGCACTTGGATAAGATTGCTCAAATGTAATAGGGAAACGCTCAAGGAATGCTTCGTTCAGCACGTTGGTGCCGATAAAGCGACCGTCATCAGAACCCTTGCCCTTAGTGTTAGCAGTGGCGATGACGTTGAATCCTTCCATGGGAGTTACATATTTACCAATCTTCTTCAGAAACACCCCTTTACCTTCAAGGATGGACTGGAGACAAAGAATTTTGTTGGAAGCAAGGTCAACTTCATCCAGTAGCAGGATTGCTCCTCGTTCAAGTGCTTCAATGACAGGTCCGTTATGCCAAACAGTTGCCCCATCAACAAGGCGAAAGCCACCAAGCAGATCATCTTCATCAGTTTCAATAGTAATGTTTACACGGATCATCTCACGTCCTGCTTTGGCACATGCCTGCTCTGCAGAAAGAGTCTTACCGTTTCCAGATAGTCCAGTAATGAACACTGGATAGAAAATATTTGATTTAATTACTTTATATACATCAGCAAAGTTACCAAAAGGTACATAGGATTCTTGCTTCAGAGGAACCATAGACTCTGAAGTAACTGCTGCTGGTGCTTGATATGCTTGCTCTAGTTCAGTTACAGACAAGTCCCACTTGCCGCGGCCAGTTTTATACTTTTCAAGACGCTTGACTACTGTAGGCACAGACACACCAAAGGTGGATGATGCAGAACGAATTGCATCAGAACCAAATTCATCTCCATATGTCTCTGACAGATAGGAAACGATTGTGTCTGTAGTAAGTTGGGACTTGCGAGGCATCGGTTTCTCTCTGTTTACTTTGTAAGTATAGCAGTTATGGTTTGGGATCGCAAGTAACAGGGTGACAGATGCTCAGCTGTCTACCTTGTATCGGATCGTGATCTGATGGTACACTTGATCTCTATCATCACTATTATATACATTACAACGTTCTACCTTAGCATCCAATAGTTTCTCAATATTATTGAGTTGCCATTCAGCAGCATACTTCTTGAATCCATCGTCCATCCAAGTCTTATTAGAACCTGGTTTGTTAAAGTCATCCATTATTCAATACCTTTAGGGAAAGCGTCAATCTCAGTCAGTTCATAATCCCAATCTTCCATGACTGTATTAGCATAGAAACGATCAGATAGCATTTCAATTTCTTTCTCAGCATACTCTCTGGTCGGTGCTTCCAACCAAACATCAATCACCTTACCAAGTCTGAGTTTCTTAATATTTAACTCAGACAATCTTTTACTACCATCTCTCACAGCATTACCAGGAGAGTCATCAACCTGTGATCGTAGTCGGATGAATATCAGTGCTTTAAATTTCATAATCAAATCCAGTCAGGTTTGTGGTGTGGTAATCGTAAGTAGTTATCTGAAACCCATGGTTTAGATGCAATGTACATCTTATATGCAGTGAAAATATCAATGCTTGTATCATACTTATACTCGTCAGGTCCTGCAAAGACAAAAGGAGTATGGTCATCCAAGGATACTTTGGGGATGATTTCGTCAGCAGCAAGGAGAGTCTTGAAGCAAGTATGGACTTTACCATATCGTGCTGCATACTCTTCACATAAAGCAAACCCATGCTGCAGCAACCAGCGAGCGTTGGATACAGTCTCATTTGCCCACTTGGTGCAGGGGTGATTACGAAACGCTCCCTTCTCTGTAGCATAGGGTGTACCGTCTGCCTTAGGCAAAGTACCATAACCATGTCCCCACTTGTCTGAGGCGACTATAGCGAGCATCTGGCAGGTCTCCAGGGGCATCTTGACGATGTGCTTGTCTGGTAGAACCCGTGCAGATTTGTAAGGTGACTCGTCAGTGACAAAGATGTTCATAGCAAATGCGAGGCAGAGATCACTAGGAGGAATGTAATCATAATAACTACATCCCAAGATTTTGTCCGTACGAAGTAAGGAATTGAAATACTATCACCAACCAATTGCAATACAACACCAACTGATGTATTGATATGAAGAATAATAAAATAAGCAACGATCACAAGGCCGCTGCCTATCACTCTCATCGGGACGAAGAATGACATTTTTTAGATTTTAACCAGCATGGTTTGCAAAGAGGAACCATCATCAACTGAGGACACTGATTTGCTGGTGTCATCTTACCACACCCAGAGCATTTTGTCTCCCACATTTTCATAATGTTCTCTCAAGTCTATTCGTTGCTTGGTCTGGAAAATCTCTTGGTCTACTATCAGTAGCATTATCAGTCTTAGGTGAACCTTCATTCGCCTTCATAGTATGCTGATAGTTTGGTCGTGGGTATCTCATATAAAATGGATCAGGCATCCAATATGTTACCTGCCATTCTTGTTCGGGACATAGTTCAAGATGCTTCTCTACACTATGAGAGAAACTACCGAGTTGAATGTATCCATCGTGAGTGATACATCTGCCGTTGCCAGCATCAACTACGAACATCATCTTGCTACTCATAGCACTTCTTGCTCTGGGTTGAGATTTTTCACGAATTGCACTGGATTCTTTTCGGACTTGTGAACCCAATGATACTGCATACGTTCAAAAATTGGGTTCCATGTGGGGACACAGACATAATCAGACTTTTGCTTTTTCATCTCTTATGTTATACCAAATTGCTAATGTATATCTATCAGAATCTTTTACTGTATTAACTCCATGCTCATAACATTTTCCATCAAAATATAATGTTCTACCAGTTTTAGGAGGGACTTCAATATCATTAACAATATATGTTTCACCACCAGCAAAATCTTGATTTAGATATGTAACTGAAGACAAAACTGTTTTGTCAGAAGATTCATCAAAATGTTTTGGGTGACCTGAAGTTGGAGGTCGTTTTGCAATCTCACACCATTCAATTACATAAGAAGATTCACGAATAACTTTGAATAGAATGTCTAACACCCGCTGATTTGCTGGAGGTTTAATCGTCATTCTATTATAATCTAACCATGGACGATGGTCCTGAGGATTATCTTCATAGAATTCAATTAGGTAATCACAATCTACTTTAGAGATTATGTTATCAGCAATAATAATTCTATCCCTCACTAATCTCTTTGCCTCCAATCATCAGGTTTATCCTGTTGAAACCAATCTTTAATATCGTCAGCACTACTAAACCCCTTTCTGTGATTGGATGGATCGGGGTCACCTAAGCCCATCCTATTCAGAAAATCATCGGTACTACCTTCTTCAATTTCTTGAGAAGATTGTCTTCGTGCTTTTTGTAACCAGTCTCTAGCAGTAGTGTGACTCTTTGCCAACTTCTCTGCCCAGATCATATCATCTAATTTTACCTCTTCACCATTTGCAATACATTTACAAATGAACTCTAAGCGCAGTCTGTACTGTGTTGATAACATCTTTGTATTTACATATTTAGTGAATCGGTCGCTATGGTCTCTTGTCCAGAAGTTGATTTTGATGTTGGGTGTGGATACCCAATCATAAAAGCATTCTTGTATGCCTTCTGGAAGTTTATACAAGCTTGCATTTGAGTATTAGCATAGACATGACCAGAGTATTTTCTCTCGTCACCCTTGTAATAATACTCAAAGTCCCATCTAGTTTTCATGCGATTTGCTCAACAAACTTATTTAGTATAGCTTTATTGGTCATCTTTGATCCCATATGCTTTTTAAAAGCACGGGTAAGTTCACTGGCAGTAACGGTTTCTCCTTTAACTTTCACATCAATATCTTTGGTGCTTGCTCCCATATTATGTGATGAGTAAATAAACAACTCAGTGTATCCGTAATTTTTAATAGAACAAAACTTATGCTTTGACCAATGCTTGTCTTGAATCTGTTGCTCATCATACGTTAGAGTATTCTTGAGGATCCAATTCAAGTCACGTTTGTCACCGATACGAATACCAATCCAATTATAGTCAGTATTGTTCTTGAAGTATTGAACAATTTCACGGGTAGTATAATTTGCTTCAGTCTTAATTCTTGATGAGTATCCAGTTTTAGGATCTCTCACGATAAAGACTTTGTGACAGTTATGGCAAAGATAATCTTGACGGAAGTATGTCTCGTGCTCTGCATAACTTCCAGTCTGGTAAGAGTAATTGAATTGAGTTGTCTCTCGCACATAACTTAGTGGATTGGATTCTCCGTCACTAAGAACAATGACGTTAGTCTTCTGAACTTTCTCAATTGCTTTGAATTTCTTTACTACATCTGGAGTACAGATAACTGCATCCGCTAATGGAGTACCACCAAGTCCATATCGT